AATCATCTACATAAACATATTGTGTAGTATTGTCCGTAACCGCTATTGCTGCGCTTGCACTCCATTTAAAAGATTGTAATTCTGCGTTATTGTCATTTGTTGTTCTTATAAATCCTGAGCCAGCAGCAACGTCAAGCGTACCTGAACCTCCGTCTGTTAATTCTCCACCTAAGAAGAATCCTGAAGAGCCTATATTGTCCATGTATAGCTGCATTTGATCTACCGTAGGATCACCAACCCCCGTTGCGATGGTAACGCTATCCGCTGGCATTGATGTTAAAGATTTTATTGCTCGTGCGAATAGTTCGTTATTCCTTGCAACTTCCTTCCACCTTGAAAGTTCATCTATTACAGAAACGTCAATTCCACCAATACTCATAAATAAAGAGTCGCCACCCTCTACTGATTGATAAACTATTCCAATCTGACCTGATTGCGGAGCTGTATTTTCTCCGGCTAAATCTACCACTGTAATAGTTGTTGCATCTGAATCAATAATTTTAAATGACCTAGCAACCCAATCTAAAAAATAGTTTCCAATTTCCCTAGTAGCTGCTCCTTTGTCGTTGAAATCTTTTGGTTCAGCATCTAATTTAAATGTATCAACACTCAATAATTGAACGTTCAATACATCCGTTTTCCATCCTATTTCTCTGAAATCCTGACTAAACGAGATAAACGATATAAATAAAAGTAATATAGTTGTTAATTTTCTCATTGAGTAAATGATATAAATATTCGTATTTCTTTCAATATGGTTGCCAAACTTAAAATCTTAGTATTATTTGTGTCAACATTGGTAAGTCCATTGTACGCAGCCGTATTCGTCAATTGCTGATTTGCTGGACTCGTTGTTGTCGCGAATACAGTAACCGCATTACAATATCTTCCTAAATTATGCTCTATGTTAATATTCAAACCGTCCGGTGTTAATGTCCATCCGGATGGTACTTCTGTTGCCCCTGTTATTCTATCATTTACACTCCCTGCACTTGGTAATGTGATTGTAAATGTTGCTGCTGGTGCTGCTGCCGCTATTGCATCGTTCATCTGTGTAGGAGTCACGTAAATAGTGGTAGCCCCCGAAAGAGGTACATAATCAGCTAAATCACCTACTGCAAAATATCCAATATCTAAATCAGTAGTATCAACGGCAACCCCTCCTTTCCATAGGTAAAGTTCTGCATTCGCTGGATTTAATGAAGATGAATCAACTGCTGTAACTCCGCCTTGATTTAATACCCATAGCTTATTAACACCGTCCGCATCATTTATCGGATCAGCTATATTTTTGAGTCTTACTGTTCCATCTGTTAGCACTTCTATAATGGTTGCTTTTGTGGCGTTTTTATAGATCATCATGCTATCGAGTAGTGTCAACTCGTCAACTTCATCATTTTGAGCCATAGAACTAAATCCTACAGCTAAAAGATAGATTAAAAATATTATCTTTTTCATTATTTATACCTTTTAATTATTGTGTTAATGTCAACTGTTGCGCCTACTCCTGTAATTGTAAAGTAGATTATAAACGCTGCCCCGTATTGAGCCGCACTCTTTAAGTATTCTCGATCTAATGTGTAAACCGGATTTGCAGTATTTACCGTTTTTGGGCTTGAAATATCATCGCCCCCAATACTTGTTCCGGCTTTAATATCCGCAGTGATTCCACTCGCCAACCTAAACATTATAGTGTCTGGCATATAGTCGGCGACTATCGTTATTTGTTGATTCCCTGAAACTCCTATCAAGTTTAAAGGATAAGTATTTTGTGTCATTTCTTCTGGTATTGGTGTAGAACTAGAACTATCATCTGAATTAACGCCGGGAGTATCTACTTCAGAGCAATTTATTACTACTTGCTTTGAAGTGGTTTTCCCGAATCTTTCAGGAACTACATCTATACCCGTATATTGTTTGTCGTTTACGAAAAAATTAAATAAATTCTGAGACAAAACTAATTGCCTTACTAAATATTCAGGAATTACATCAGTAGTTAGTTCCCCGTTGAAAGTAGTAGCTGCATAAGTCTTTTGTTTTTTATTTTGATTGTCGTAAATATCTTGATCGGTTTCATCGTCACCGTCTGGAATCCTAGCTTTAACTCTACAAAAATGCTGAATACCTGTTGAATAATCTACAAACTCTGTATTTGTTAAATTGTAATATTTAACTAAAAGAGTATTCTTGTGTTCGGTGTCTACATAAATAGGTTCACTAGGTGCTGTTATCGAGTCCTGTTCGCTGTCTGTTGCACTTACTACTATTTGATACCTTCCGTTCGTGTCAAACAAGTGTGTAAATTCCCAAGTTGAAAAATCTGGATAAGTTTCTTTTTCTGTCACTGTTAAACCAGTCTCGGAATTATCAGAAAGGTCTATCAATACAGCCGTTACAGATGTGTCATAATCGGTTCTGATCTGTATAGTTACCTCATCATCAGGGAAATCACCACCACTAGCTATTAGCTGGCAATAGTTTTTAGTTAGCAATCCTGCTTGCGCTCTTTCGGCGTGTAATTGATTGTCATAATTTGGCAAAAGGCTGTCCCTTTTTGCGAATCTCAGTGAATTGTATGGTGATATTAAAAAGCTCATATTGCAAATTTACACATTATTTTCATCATTATCATAAGCACACTTCGCCCCTGTTGTTAATCCATCCCATGTTGCATCATCTGTTTCAGTAGGTATTGAATCACTGTTTCTGTACTTAGTTTCTGCTAAGTTGTCAGCTAGCCATTCCTGTGTTCCTATACAAATAGTCCTGTATACCTTACCGTCATTCCCTGCGTATGTTCCAGTCTGACCATGAGTGAGTGTTGTTAAATCTTTCAATAGTCTAATTGACTCGCCGTTTACATTACGATCAATACCGATATCAAAAGCGGGTGAATAACTATACATGTTACCGTCCTTTGATAATGTTGCATTAAATCCCTCGGTATTCCATATATATGCTCTATTTTTAAATTCTTCAAACAATCCATCAAATCTTCTTCCTCCCCCTACTGCGGTGAACCCATAATCATCTGTTCCATGATTCAATGGAGACCCATCTTCAATCCATCTATCAAAATTTGCCTCTTTAAGTTTATTACCAGCAACTAATTGACCCCCGACATATGTCTGCAATGTTGTCATTTCTGCCTGAGATGGGACGTTCCAACCGTCAGCGGATATATTCCTTACGTCACTTACGGCATACCAATTATATAAATAACCATAGTTAATCACATCAGGTTCTTGAATTGGAGTTACATAATCCGTGTTAACTTCTATTCCTGACATTTTACCCAACTGGCTTTCACCCCCTGTATTTGGATTAAGCAACCAAACATATTTATAATTTTCGCTTGTGTTTTGCCTAAATCTTACCATCCCTAAATACTTTGGTTTTGTTTCTCCGGCAAAAGTATCATTCAGAACATCAATAACAGCTTTATCGAATACCATATTGAACTCAATTTGATTTGGTTTAAAGAATGGCTCTGCTAAATCTGCTATCTGAATGTCTGCATTTTCAACAACCGGACTCGACTCACTATCTTTTTGAGTTGACAAAGTACTATTTTTCTCTGAAGTGTTGAATTTTAAATATTGGCTTAATTTGTTTTCAGAACAAGCCCTTATTATTGGCCCATGTTGTCTTACATTTCGTGCTGGTGTTATATCTAAATTTAAAGAGTTATCACCAAATATAGCGTTCTGTACACTTGAATACCCTTCATTGGTTTTGGCGATGTACTGGGACTCACCTGAAAAAACATCGTCTATTATTACTCCAATTGTTCCAAATAAAGTAAGTGTAATTGTTCCTGAATCTGGCATTATTGCAATATCCTCTGAGTATGATATTAATGATTGAAGTTCGTTCTCAGGTGTTTGTGGAATATTGGTTGCGTACCATACTTGAATAGCAGTCGGGGTTTCTATCCATTCACTGCCATTGTAATAATACACAGTTGATCCAGTATCTAATTTGAGTAAGTACCCAGCGGACCCATTACCTGTCAGTGTGTGAGTTATATTTTCGTAACTTATCTTTAAATTCAATTCCTCAGCAATTCCAAAAACTATGTCCTGTGATCTGGCAGCAGTCCCAAAGAATCCAGTTTCAAACATCATTCTGTCTGATCCAAGGATGAACTTTCTCAATACAGTACCACTAAATACATCCCAATTATCCGGCGTGTTATCATCAGTCCAACTTGTGAAATTACCATTCAATACCGCAGTATCATTTTTTATTAAAGTAATAAAGAATTTATTATTATCGTATCTTGTGTCTTCTGTTGGAAATTCAGCCTTACTTTTTGCCCGTGCATTATTGATTGAATTAGTATCAGCTCCAATTTTTGAAACTATATTGTAATCATTATTTACAACCGAAACAGGAGTGCTAAATTCAGACTTTTGATTATACTCAAAAAGCCCGTCCCTTTCTTCATATTCTGCTTTCTCGAAACCTACCAAAATTCTACTAAATATCCTATCTGATAAATAAGATTCTTTAATATTTGATGCGTTATCTATTGTTAAAATTATCCTATCATCAAAAGCATATTTTATAGCTTCAATCCGTAAATTATCTATACCGTTTATTTTTTCGATTACGGCACAAATAGGTCTTAATGCGTATAGAGATTCAAATATTTCTTTAAAGCCTAAAGTCAGCGGTGATTCTTCACGCGTAAATCCTCTTACTCTTTCGCCGGAAGTAACCAGTAAATTACTCATTGCCCCAACAGAAGCATAACTACGAGGTTCAGATTCAGTATCTCCTAATATCTCAGAGTAAAGCGGTATGTCAACTCCTGTAATTATCTGTAAATTTCTGCTAAGAAGTTCATGTATTTTCATTCCAGAAATCTGCACTTTTGATAACTCATTAACGTTAGACGCTATATCTACAACGGTATATTCTGCTGTCACATTTTCAATCCCAGCAGTGCTTTCTATTGCTAATATAATATAATCACCCATGTCTGGGGTGAATGACTTTGTGCCTACATAACTGAATATTTTTACTTCTCCTACGTTCCCAGATATACTGTTTAATAATTGGTTAGAAATTTGAATTCCAAATGAATCATAATGCTTTATTCTTAATTCAGATATAGCATTATGGGACGATATACTAACTCTCGCAAAATAATCTATGTCAATATCTACATTATTTACAGCCTCGAAAACCTGATAAAAAGAACTTTCTTGACTTATTATATCTATACTTGTTGGTTTTCTTGTGTTTGATTCGTTCGCATAATTTACATTCAATTGTAATGCGTGACTGAGATTGTAAATAAGTCCATCTTGAATTAACTGCGACCTTCTAATTTCTGGTATTGATGGAAGACTTACCCACTGCTCTTCATTTGTAAACCCTGAAATCGGAAATCCATCCAAACTAGTTAACTGATTTAGTTGGGGTCTTATATTCTCCCTGTTCTTAATGGTATTCCAAAACCCCGAATCTATAACATTTATATTTATGCTTTTACCTTCGTTGCCGTCAATGGACTCATACTTTACGAAATCAAACTTACCTTTAAATCTCTGAAACCATGTATATGTTTGCCAGTCTTCTTCCTCTTGGATGAAATTACCTTCAGACTCAAAACTATTAACAGCGTTTATTTCTCTAAGCTTTGCAGCACCATTACTTTTAAATGTCAAGTCATTGGCTGCAAACTTTCTAAATATGCCTTTGTATGTGTCAGAACGTGGAAAAATACTTTCGCTGTCCTTCCATCCATCGGGCGCATCAATGAACGCTTCATCGGCAACAGGAGACGTTATTTTGTATCTGAATTTTGGCATTTATAAATACTGGTTTTTATAAGCGTTTGATATAGCTCTGTTTTGTCTGCTCTTGTCTTGTGAAATAGCCCGTACTATCCTATTTGTATTCTTTTTATTTTCACGTTTTAGCTCCTCAGTATCGAAATTAATAATATTCTGAGCTTGTGATTGAGCTATAATTTTTCTCGTTTCTTCGTTTGAGTCGATGGTTGCCCCTTTAAATTTACTTCCCTTAAAATAAGTAGGTTTATCTATCATCATAACTTCACCAGAACTCAATGTCATTCTTTCAAAACCTGCCTCTCCTGCAATAAATCCAGTTCCAGGTGCGTTCTCTGTTCCTTTTGCAAACTCTGGAATTTTTTGAGATGCCGCTATCCCGAGCTGTAGTACTCCCATAGCTAAAACAGGAATCTGTGCAACTAGACCGAAGATACCAGTCTGACCCCAAGCCTTAGATACTGCTAATGCTGTGTTTATAATAATAGATGACAACGCTGCTCTCTTTTCCGCTTTAGCTTGTTTTGTTTTAATTTCAGCCGCTTTCTTTGCAAACTTTTCCTCAATCTTTTGCTTTTCTTCTGCGCTCAGTCCTTCTGCCGACAATTCAGCCTCTTTTTGAAGCATTAAAACATCAAACTCCTTTTGCAGATTAGATACCTTTCTTTCTGTGAATGCGTCTCCAATTGCACTTAACGCTTGGAATGATGCATCTATAATTGCTCTTTTAGTTGCCTCTTTTTCTTCTAAATCAGACAATTCCTTAGCGTCTGCATCTTCTCTTAACTTTTCACTATTTTCATTTATTTTCTTTCCTGCTTCTAACGATGACTCAACTTCCTTGTTTAATTTGGCGTCCTCTTTTGCTGTTTCGGATGCGATCGGTGAATCCAATAAAGCCTCTTCCTCTTCCGTATCACTTTTTTGTTGATCTCTGAAATCTTGCTCTAAAGCAATCCTTTCACCTATTTCATCAGCCCATATTTTAGCAAGTTTCTTAGACCTGACTCTAGCAGCTTCTACTCTCTCGTCTTCTGCTACCAACTCAACCACCCTTGCATCATTTAGGGTTTTAGTGGATTTAGCAATACTGTCTTTTTGTTCTTTATCTAAAGATACAAATCTGTCTTCTACTGCTTTTAGGAAGTCTTTATCGAATATTTCGTTTTCTCCAAGTAAAAATTCGTGCTGATTAGAGATTTCTTGCAACTCTTGTTGATTAGAGGCATCTCTTACCCCCTGCAATTGATCTCTATAATCTTGTTCGACATCTAATGCAGTTTTATTAGATGTTTTATTTAAAGTTCGTTGATGTATACGGAATGCCTCCTCGTTAGATACATATTTAAGTGTTGACCTGTCAAGGATATCAGCAATTCCATTGAAAAGTTTTGATAAAAACCCCTCACTTTCTCTAAACCCTAACATAGCCTTTTCCCATGAACTTTCCAATCCCTTGATCGCACCGTCCATAGTCTTCATTTGCACCTCAGCAACCGATTCGGCTGTTCCTCCGGCATCTTGAATAGCCTCATCGAACTCCCCAATCTTATCTATATTATTAGCTAATGCAAGTCCAACTATCGCCCCACGCTTACCAAATAAATCATAAGCTGCTGTTAATTTATTCTGACTACTGTTTATTCTAGTAAGTGCCTCATCGAGTGTTATTCCTTCTTTTGCTATTTCAAGAAATATATTTCTCAATGATGTTCCTGAAATACTCGCGTCTAATGTTGCATCTTGTGCAATCCCTAGTAAAGCAAGCGTTTTTGAAAGTGGAACATTCATTGCACTTGCAGCGGCGGCAACCTTTGGAAGTGCTGTTTCTAATCCTGAAAAACTTAATGAACTCCTTTGAGTTGATAACGTTAATTGATCGATTATTGATTGAGCATCTGAGGTCCCCAAACTTGCGTAAGCTTTAACAACCGCACCTACTAAAGTAGCAGTAGCATCTAATTCAGCATTTAAAGCAATTGAACCTAATATAGTGGCTTCTGTCAGGTTTTGAATCTCATCCATTGTAAATCCAAGCCTCGCAAAAGAAACTTGTAATTTAACAACCTCTGAAGCCGTGACAGGGTAAACAGAACCTAATTCAATAGACTGCTCTATTAATCCTTCTACTTCATTCCTTGTTTTTCCTAAAACTCCGGCTAATACTGCGCTTTCTTTGGTGAATGATCGTAGCGTTGAAAATGCGCCTTTCATTGCCCGGGCAAACAACGCCAAACCTCCGACCACACCAAAGGCTCCAAGTAAATTACTTGCAACACCTTTTAACGCGCTGCCGTAATTACCTACATTTCTCTGTGAACGCCCAATAGTAGAATCTAACTTTTTAAGTTCAGCGTCTTGCCGTTTAATTGCAGCGGTCAGTCTTTTCCCTACTGAGCTATTTTCGCGCTGCTCTTTGGTTAAGCTTTTCCATTTAGCTACATTCTTAGTCAATGCAGCGGTTATTGCATCATAAGCCCCTTTCTGAGCTTTTGCAATAATTATATTTTCTTTTTGAACTTTTGAATTTGCAGCTTCTAATCTTGCACCGTCTTTTAATGCTTTGTTCTTAGCTAGTATTGCGACTTTTTGGGCGGCTTCTGTTTTCGCCCTATTTTCGTTTAGCTGATTGATCTTTTCAGCATTCTTTTTTATCCGGTCTTCTGTTTTGGTTAATTCATTCGATACTTTAACCGCGCCTTTTTGAGCTTCAACAAGTTTAACGTAGGTAATATCACTTTGCTTTAGAACTTCAGCCAATTGCCTTGTTGTTTCCAGTAACGCTTTAGTAGCATCATTGGTACTATTCAGCCCCGTAGTCATCTTATTAAGTTGCTCCGGTGCATTCTTCGGAAATATATTACCTACTTCAGCCATTACTTATCTTGTTTTACAGGCTTCATTTTGAAAACCTCTTTTTTAGCATCTATAAATTCAATAACAGTTGTTACGGATGGATCAAACATTACATTTAGTTTCGAGTAAACACCTAATGCAAATCCCATCACATATATTTTTTCTTGTTTTCCGGTTTCTTTAGGTTTAAAATTTTCTGTGTATTTGTCTGTTTTAAATTCTAGGAGTTTTCTTACTTTTTCGATATCGGCAAAGTTCTTTATTTCAATGCCTGTGTATTCTTTTATTCCATCCAAGTAATGCTGTGTATGGTTAGTTTTCATTAACCTCAGTCGTCTCCATGTATATTTTTGATAAAACTTTTTTAGTGCATTTATTTGTGGTTTGTATTTCTGTTCAATCATTAATCCGTTATAGTTTCCACGGATGCCGTTTATATTATTCAAGCTTTCAGTTTCCCATAATAGGTTTTCCATCTGCTCACTTTCGCCACCTGAGTCATCATTTAGCTTTTTGATTAGTTCAGTTCTAACCTCCTCTATTTTTGCATTGAATAAGAATACAGGTAATATATTCCACTTACTGCGAAATCTTGAAACGTTTCCGGTCTTTTCCATTACGTCCCAATCCCTTAATGTTATATCCCAGTAGTTTTTAATTAGCATAATCAAAACACTTTCCCCATTACATTTACAGCTATTGAATATCCTTTCGCTTCACTTATAAGACCCATCTTATTAAGTATATTAATGGCAGTAATATTAATTAATGCCACGTTAAGTTTAAATGCCGTTCCTCTCGGAAAAATTCTTTTTACTCTCATTTTAATAGAACTAATCTTTTATATCTTGTTGCAAATGCTGTCCCCGTTAATCTCTTTGCATCTACATTTCTTTTTCGTGGAATACCAAATATGTCCAGTCCGTAATTCTCTGTTAATATTCCGCTTTTAAAATCAGTAGAATCAACAAAGTATGTCAAGTTGTTTTCATTTACATCTAAAAACATTTCATTTTGGAACGTTCCTTTTAAAAACAAATTAGGCGTTTGTTTATTTGTCCTAATTGAATAAAATAAGCTTAGATTTTTAGACCCCGTACCTTTATGAATTAATGATTTTCCTTTTGAGTCTTTAGAATCAAGCATTTGAGCCTTATTCATGTTCACTAATTGCGGAGATACAGATTCAATCGACTCCGCTATGTGAACGTTCATGTTCTGAACAAATCTATTATGCCTCTGTGTTAACTCGTTGAGCTTTCCCACTAATTATTTCTTTAAACTTTTGTTTTAAATCACCCTCTCCGTTTTCTTCCTTTCGGTATTTCATAGCATTTTTAACAGCACGTTTCAGAAACCTATCAAATTTAACTTTGTATGGATCTTCTTTGTGTTGCTTAATTAAAGCACCCAAAACATCTAAAGTCAAAGAGCTATTAGCAACCGTTCTGAATATCTTGAGCTGAACATCAGCCGTGTAAACAGTATCAATATTAAAAGCATTCAAGGCATCTTCTCCAATACTTGAAAGTTGTCGCCTAATTACTCGCGGCACTCCGGTTAATTCCTTTAGCTTTTTAGAAACTATTCGATTCTCAATTTTCTGAATATCCAGTTCTGTCATAGTTTTGGTTTTAAAAAAGGGTAGGGATTAAACCTACCCTTTTTTTATTTTTTAAGCTTGGATAACTCCGCCTTAAATTCCTTATAGACATCTTCAGCTTTTGCTCCTGACCTTTTTTCAATCCCTGATTCCTTGAAGTATTTCGCAAAATCTGCAGGGTTTTTTTCCATTACTTCACGCGAGAAGTTTATCGATCGTGTTCCTACTTTCATATTAAATTACAATTAATTCCGGTTGTGAAACGTAAGTCTGGAATGATGAATCATCATCTACCGCCCTGATAGTAATGTCATCGGTTGCAGCCAATGTTGTGAGTACATAAATTCCAATTGCCTTGTCCGTATCATCAACAGCACTAATTGACGGTGATACGTCACTTTTAGCTGATAAAATAGGGAAGTCAGCAGGTGCAGCAGCAGCATACACATAAGGTGAAGTTGGTTGACAACGCTTAACTAGCTTAACTGTCACTTCGTTTGTATTCCATGCTACAGGCACTGATAAATTCAAACCGTTAGGAACTGAATCTTTCAAATTCGTAATAGTGAAATCAGTAGTTACCGGAGTACTGTTCTGCTTCCATTCTGTTACGTCCATAAATGAAATATCAATAGGATAACTCTCTTGTAAGTTGTCTGCGCTTGGCGCATTGTACATTACCATTATCTTACCCCTATACCCTTTAATCGTCCCATCTGGTTGCTTAGTACCCTCAATTGTGCCGTCTTTCAAAACCAAGAAAACATCAAAGTCTTGATTGTCAGCATCAAAAAAAGTTTTATAGTCACAATATGACATATCTCCAAACCCTTTAATTAGCGGAGGGAAGTCAAATGTTTTCTCCGAAAGACCCAAATTAGATTGAGTAATTTCCGGTGCGGTGGTGTTATTCTGGTAGCCCCTGTCGAATGGAACGTAAATTCCAGTCTGAGAAGAAACTCCTGCCAAAATAGCCTGCCAGTTAGCCAATACCTTAACGTTAGCTTCGGATATGGTAACTCCGATGTCAGTAATTATTACCCCGTTAACCTTTTCTCGAAAAGATTTACAAGCCGCTAATCCTGAATAAATAAATGTTGAACAACTCATGTTTTATTTTTTTAGCAATTTATATTTACAATTAAATTATTTAATTTACACTTCATGGCATCCAATGGATCATCTATAATTTGACTATCAGAGCCTTGAACTGTCTGTGTACCCCAGTATGGAATTATATCCCAATCTGGCTTAATATCGACCAATCTACTACTTACATATTTCGATTCAAAGATTGCTTTTTCCAACAAATTTCGAAGCGGGTACAATATAGGTTTGAAAACATTATCAAACCTCTCAGTCGTGAACCATGCTTGCTTTGTCTCTTCTATTATCCACAAATTACATGACACTTCATACTGCATGTCATTTATCTTTGTCTCCCTGTATTCAGGATCAATTCCAAGTAGTATTAATGGGTACTTCTTGCCTCTCGTGGCAGGAACTAAGCTCTTTTTAATCAATTCATCAGCGATACTTTGATAATGTCCGTATAAATAATAAGGCTCATCAGCGTCATTAGATACTGGAAGTTTAGCGTATTCAATCCTTACTGATTCAACTATGCTTTCCATTACATCAACAAATATCCTTGAATCTTCAATCATATTCCTAACCTATTAATTGCCCCTTTTGGCGTAAATACCCACTCTGGATAAGTAGTCTGAAACTCGTTCATAAAATTAAAACAACTTGGAATTATTAATGGCTGATTTATTTGTCCGTAAAGTTTTAACATTTCATGCCATGAATACGCGGCTTTTTCGCCAAATCCTACGTTATTAGCGTTTTCTAATTTAGACTTTGCGCCGCCTACGTTTGTAGCAAAACTTTCATGCTCTCTACACCACCAATAATAAACCCAATAAGCTAATAATGATTTCTTTTCTGTATTGACAAGACCTTTCCATTTAATTGTCGTGTCACCTCCTCCTGGCTTATAAAGACCTGTCTCAGAAATAGTGTATTCTTTCCCCTCAACAATATCTTTAATCCTTTGCGGAGACGTTCCTACATCATAGGCAATTACTAAAGTTCCAAGTTCATAGCCAAACTGATCGAAAATAACTTGATTCTCGTATCTGTTTATATATGATTGAATCGGTGCGTACTTACCCTCTGGAAGTGCAATCTCGTTTACAAAATATTCATCATCAATTAAACTCATTATTCAAGTTCTTTTAACTTTTTACTATAAGCCGCTTTTACTACTTGCCTTTTATCTGTCTCGTATTTTTTCAAATCTTCAACAGTTTTACAATTGACAATTAGTTCAGCAACTTCTTTTGCAGTTAACTCAGGAGGATTGGTTACCTCCTGAGTTTTATCTTTAGAAATGAAAGCATCTAATTCAGCATCGGTAATCTGTAGTTTCTCACAAATCAATTCAACTGCTTTTCTATGCCTCCGTTCTTTTTTTAGACTGATCATCTGTTAATTTTTCTTTTTCAATCCAATCTCACCAGTAAAATGAGTTACCCCCGTCCCTGTACTTACTAATTCATATCTATAATATGTCCAGTAAGCGTTAGGATATTCCCATTTAGTAGTTGCAATCGTTCCTGCATTATTTACAGTAGTAACAGCCGATTCCAAGTCAAACCAAACAGTATTATCAGACGAACCTTGAGGCATTGCCGTAACCGTAGCTGTTCCACTCGAATTTGCAGGTATTAGATTAAGAGTAACTGCGTAATTCTTATTGAGAGCCCTGTGCGCCGTTACAACCATGTTCACAGTTTCAGAGTCAGTAGTTGTGTCATTCGCAAATGCCACAAAATCATTGCTTGTTTGTGAGAATCCCACAAATGCAAGCATTATAAACGATAAAATAATTACTATCTTTTTCATGATTTCTATATTTTAAAGTTTATTAATTGCTGCAACATCAGTAGCGATATCATCTGAATAAATAACGGCTGCTTTATCTCGTACTCCAAACGCTAAACGGATTTTAATAACAACCGTTTTTTGTCCCTCAGTCAAATCAGTTCCGTTGAAACCGATCTCCATAGTCATATCCTTACGATTACCTATGATCAATTGCTTTTGATCTGAAACAGATAAGGTATTAACCGCCTGAGCAGTTGAAGCTATAATTCTCATTCCAAATACAAATGCCGGATTTCCTAAATTGTCCCATTTAACTCTGCGATCCATTACTGAATTGTCGTTAGCATCTTTCAAAGATGCCATGTTATCAACATCGGTAGGATGCATTGAAACTACATTAGGACGGTATTTATTCGCTTCGGCCTGTAATTTCGCTTTAGAAATAAGGTCAATTATATTCGCGCCGTCTACAGTATCAGTATAAGTAACAGTTGCAAAATCGGTATGATTATTAGCAGTGTAAAGTCCTGCAATATCAGTTGCGCCGTCTCCGGTCGTTCCTAAAATCTTTGTATCGATCTTATCCAGAATCTTATCCGGTGCAGTAATAGCAATTTCGTCCATTACCTCGTCCAAGTCATCCAATGTCTCATCAGATAAAGTGAAATAAGTAGCTAAATAAAATGCTTTATACTCAATAGTTTTAAGCAAGAAACTTGATTTACTTGATGCAGTACCTTCAGTTTTCGTACCTGAACCATCTTCGTAAGAATAAACTACCAATACAGACATATTGGCTTTTCTGATACCTTTTTTCGGCATCCAATCCAATACGTGAGGATAAATAGTTAAAGGAATACCAACCCTTTGAGGATCTAATTCAGTTAAGCGAACCAAATTCACTTCACTCTGAACTATATTCGATTGCAACATATCAACAGCCGCCTTGATTGTAAAGGTTGGAGATTGCTGATTGCCTTTCTCAGTGAAGTAATCCTTCATTGATAAGCGTTTGCCGTAGTCGTCGTTTTTCTCAGTAAGGAATAAATCCTTTTTCTCCATGATAGCGTTACGGATAGCCTGTTTAAATGTAACTGGCTTCTCTTCTTTCTTACTTGCATTTTCATTTAGTCCGGCAATCACTAATCCCTGAGCCGTTGCGGCTTCGTTTGCTTTTGTAAGGTCTGCTTTCAATGTGTCAACGGACTTTTTCAACTCCGCCATTTCTTCATTGTTCAAATTGTCGGCAATCGTTTTATTGATGTCCGCAATCTTACTGTTCAAATCTTTAGCACTGACATTTTCCTTTGTGGAATCAGTGATGATAGATTTGATTTTCGATTCGAGTTCTTTTAGTAACTCTTTTCTTTCTTCTTCATTCATGATTTGTAAAAATTTTCGTTAATTAATTCTTTCCATGTCTTTTGAGTGCCTTTTGGCGGCTCTATTTGTTTCGGAGTGCCCTTTGGCGGCTCCTGTTTTGCATTATTATCTAGTGTTGGCGTAATCCAATTACTACCCAATGGAACGGCTGAACCCTCGATTACCTTTGCCTCTTTGACAGCCCAAAAGAAACCTTTTTCTTCTGCTCTCCCTTGGTTGGCTATCATTGGAAAGTATTTCTCCCATGCTTCAAATTCAGCCCCGAAATTATCATCGTTTACACAAAATACTAACTGTACATATCTCATTCCAACTGAATGGTTCTTAACATACCCATTAGCATATTGCAGAAACATAAATTCATTTCGTTTGCGCTCAATTATAGATTCAAAAACTAAAGCCTGAGTATTACCCTCGAAATTAAAACCTAATTCAGCCCATGAAAAGTCACGGGTGAAAGCTTTTAGATTATTAGAATCTGATATAATTTTATCAAATTGCATCCTATGTTCCTGTAAGTGCATTATCATCTTATTTTCCTTCAAACTCTTTTTCCATAAATTAGGAATATGAACATCACCATGTCCATCAAGTAAGTTTGAAGTATTGATAATAACAACAACTTTCAAT